CGTCGCCGCCAGATAGCCAACGGTCGCCGTCATGGCCACGCGCACGCGGATCGTGCTGCCTGCCAGCCGCTTCGCCTCTTTCCGCCGAAACCGGATGCGCGGCGTGATGAAGGACGTTGCTCCGGTCTGGCCTGCGGGGGTGATCATCCCGACGCCCCTACCGCCGACGAGGATCACCGTCGCACTGTTATGCTCTTCGAACAACGCCGACGTGACCGGCAGCTTTTCGCCCGAAGTGGGGGTGATGTTGGGGACGATTTCATTAAGGGCGTTGATCCCGTCCAGATAAGGCTGCCCCAGCGCATCCATGATTGAGTGCAGCGCGGTGGTTGCGGTCCAGCTGCCCCCGCCGCTGGCGCCCGACTTCACATATAGGTCGTTGTTCGCGGCGGCAGCGTCCGCATAGACCAAGCCAACCGCGCCTTCTCCATGCGCCAGATCAGCGTCCAGCGCAGCACGAGTGGGGTAGGTGACATCGATTGACGATCCCAGGCCCATCGTGCCGATCGCCTGCTCTATCAATCCGCCCAGGGCGCGAATATCGGCTTTGAGCGGCTCGTTAATCCCGCTAGACGCCACGCCCTGTACGGCATGATCCCGATATACGCCTTCGAACTGGCTTTTGATCTCGCCCATCAACGTCCCTCAACTCAGCTGACTGTATCGCTCTCCGGTCCTGCCAGGAGGGAGGCGGCGCTAGAGCTGTACGCGCGCGCCCAATAGTAGTGCGCCCCGGACACCAAACCGCCGTCCACGATCTCTATGACCTCGCCAAGCGCGCCGATGATGTCGTCGCCCAGCTGTGTCGCCGTCCCGAAATCCGCGCTGTCGTTATGGTAGAGCCGGGCGAACGAGAGATTTGGTTCGGTCGGCATCCGGAACCGGATCGTTGCTTCGCCCACGCCTCCGACAACCGACAGGAACACTGGCGCCGACAACGCGGCGGGCGCCGCGACGGGCGTGATGCTGGCCGCTACGCTCCAGTCGCTCGAGCGGTAGCTGATGGTGAGCGCGCGGACCTGCACCTCATAATCCGTGTCGCTATCGACCAGGCTGCTGCGCGCCGTGCGCGCGTCGCTATCGACGGTCATCATGATCCACGTCGCTGCGCCGACTTCGCGATAGCGCGCCTGATAGCTGAAGTCGGGACGGCCGGCGTCGCCCCATGTCGCCTCGATCGCGACGCCGTTCACGCCTGCAAGATCGATCTGGATCGCCGACAGCACAATGCCGGTCGGCGCCGGGATCACGATGACATTGTCATCGTCGTCCGTGTCCGGCTCGATCGGCGGAGTGCCTTCCTCGGCCGCAGCGTCAAAATCCCAGTCCGTTGCGCGCACCTCCACCAGCTGCGCGCCAACGGTGTTCTCATCCCGCCCGATCGACAGCTTTATGCCGCCGTCGATCATGAACGCCGCGTCGAGGCCGAGCAGGTCCGACTTCACACGACAGAAGCGGCGGCCGAGCAGGTTCAGCCCGAACAGGTTCAGTGTCAGATCGAGGTGCCAGCGGTCGCTGAGACGCGCCGCCTCCAGCTTGCCCAGCCGCACGGCCTGATTGTGGTGCGGGGCGTAGAAAACTTCGACCGCCTGCGCGGCTGTGTTGGCATCGACCTGCGAATCGCCGATCGCGACCAGCGCGCTTTCCTGCTCGCGATAGCCGATCGCCCGTTCGGTATAGAGCATCTTGAGTGCGCTCGTGCGCTGCTGCGTCTTGGGGCCAAGCTTGGCCGTCATCCCCTTGATATGATCGTCGGTTATGGTGATGTCCGGCTCGATGAAGCGGCCGACCATCAGGTTGAACTTGAAGTCCGCGCCCTGCCAGCAAAAGCCATCCACGGCCTTCAGCATGTCGGTCAGCACCTGGCGACGTTCGTCCTCGGACAGGCTGTAACTGCCCCACAGCCGCCACCGCTTGATCGTCTCTTCGGTGACCGTCAGGCAATCCTCATCGGCAATGTCCGCCTCGCCCGCGATGCCCGCCCAATTGATAGTGTCATAGCCCAGACCATAGCCGTCCGGATGCGCCACATAGTCGGCGATCACCAGCGCAGCATTGTCGCTCCACTCCCAGGTAAGTTCGTCATTCAGCCGATGCGCGCCAACCCCGCCCGCCGTGCTGTCCTTGCGCGGATCGTAGAGGAAGGCAGCCTGCCGGACCTGGTTATATTGCGGCACCTGGCCGTTATAGACCTCACTGAACTTGTCCTGTTTCACCGGGTCGCAGATGATCGCTGCATGGGCGCAACCGCGCTGGCGATGGTTCGCCGTCCAGCGGGGGAACTTCGCGGTCAACTGGCCGATCGCCGTCTGATCGTCCGTTCCCGACCGGGTGAAGATATGGATCGCCCCGCGATAGCTTTCTTCAATCACGGTGCCCGATCCGTCCAGCGTCACCTTCTTGTCGTTGACTCGATGTTCCAGGATGGTGCCTTCCCGGCCCGTGCCGAGCGTTACGACCATGCCCAGCGTGCCATTGATGCTCTGCTCGAAGGTCAGCTGACCGCCTGTCCGCACGATGCCGAAACGGCGCTTGCGCGATCCCACCGACTCTCGGGTGATCTGCTGGCCGTCGCTCGGCTTGGGGCGCTTCGGACCGAACAGGGCATTGGTCAGCAGCGCCGTGCCGACCGCGATCGCGACCTGCACCAGCACTTTCGCCGCGATCATGGCGATGGCTTTGGAGATGCCGATCTTGATGAGGGCCGCGCCTATCGCCTGTGGCATGATGCCCTCCAGGCCCGCTTGAAAGGCGCTCTGATGGTGATGACGCGATGGTCGCCCTTGGCCATCCACAGCGGCCATCCGCCCGCGTCGGCCGCGTCGAGACATATGGCGCAGGTCAGCCCCATCGATCCCAGAGCCGCCACGCCCACATCGCCGCGATCGGGCTGGGCGACCTCTGCCCAGCCCAGGCTGGTCATCAATGAACCGGCATAATTGACCAGGCCGCCCTGCGCCTTGAGCAGCTGGGCGACAGCCCGACGGGTGCGGTGCTCGGGCAATGCCGGCGCGTCGATACCCGCGACCTCGCACGCATAGGCCCATACCTCTTCGCCACAGGGATACGGCGCGCAGGGCGAGGACGCCCAGCGCCGTGCCACGGCGGGCAGCGCCGTTTCCATCAGAAATCCGGCCATGTGACCACCGAATTGACCAGGGCGCCCACGAACTCGAAACCCTCGTCGCCGGGGAAGCGCTGCTGCTGGTCGCTGTCCGTATACATGGCATAGGCCGGCCGCGATCGCAGCGAGAAGAGGCTCTCGGCCGACAGCGCCACGGACCGCTCGCCCGCGTCGTTGAAGGTGAAGGTCGGCGACAGGCATCGTCCGCAGCAAACCGGGAAAGGATTATCGAGCGGGCGCTGATTGTCCGGATCGTCGGGATCAGCCACGCCTAAGAACTGGATCAGAACATAGACCAGACGACCTTTCACCTCGGCCTGAAACTCATCCTTTGCCAGGCGCATGATATCGGCATCGATGCCCGAAAGGGTGAAGGTCATTTCCGGCGCTTCGCCGTTTACGGCCTGTTCGATCCCACTCATCGACCCGAGCTTGCCGATACCGCTCCAGCGCCGGCCGTCATTCGTCTTGAGCATGCCCTCGCCCTTCCACAGGCGCATGGGCTGCGTGGTGAACTGGAAGTGGGTCAGGAAGGCCAGCTGGACCTTGCTGCCGGCCAGCGATGCCGCGATCGTCTCAGGAAAGAGGCTCATCAAAAGCCTCCACCAATTCGAGGGTCGGCGTCGAATAGCGCATGTTTTGCAGGCGCAGATCGCCGGCATCATCGTCCTTCAGGCGAGCGACGATGACCGGGCGCAGGCGGAGCGGCTGATCGACATAATCGTCACGCAGCGTGGGCGAAGTCCGGATGGTTGCAACCGATCCCGCCCAGGTGACGCCCGTCGCGATGTAGAGATGATCGCCCAGCCCGAAATACAGGCCGGCCTCCAGCACTTGGCCGTAGCTGCCGAAATCTGCCGTGATGTGGCGCTGCCCCTGCTCGCCCGTCACCAGCACACCGACCAGGTCGTTGGTAAGATAGCCCGCCCCATCGAAAAAATAGGCGCCGTCCGAATGCGGTACGCTGCCCGCGCCGATCTGCGCGTTGGTGGCGGCGAACCACATATCGAAGATCGGCACGCGCAGCGGGTTGGTCCGCCCTTCGGCCAGCGCCATGATCGCGCGCCAGGCGAGGATTTCCGACCCGGTCAGCGCATCGAACTCCATCGTCATGTCGAAGGGCGGCCGGATCACCGGCACCGCCTGTGTGAACTCGGTCAGGCTCGTGGTCAGGCCGGCCGTCTTGCGTGGCGGCCGGATCGTGATGTGGCGGGGCACCAGCGTTGGCGGCCAATTGAAAATACTCATCCACGCCTCGCAATATGTTCCTGGACGCGATCGCCAACGATCCCGTCATAGGCGGCAAGGCCACTGGCGACGCCGCTCTGCACCATTTCCTCGATCTCGCGGTTGCCCCGCGCGCCGACCACTTCGACCTTGAGCGTGCCCGGCCGGCCGCCGCCTGTCCCGCCCATCTGCGACAGCGCGGAATTGGGGCGGACCAGCGCACCCTGGCCGGTGGAAATGACCGGCTCCGGCCCATGCTCGCCCACGATGCCGAAGGTGCCGGTCGGGATCAGGCCGCCGGCAGCATGGAAGCCGCCGAACATGCTACCGAAGATCGAGCCGAACAGGCCGCCGCCCGACTTGCCTCCAAAGCCGAACAAACCGGTGCTGCCGAACATTTCCGCCATGGCCTCCGCCAAGGTGCGATCCGGGTTGGTGTCCATGAAGCTGGAAGGTGCACTACTGCCGCCGCCAAACAGGCCCGGGAAGGCGGCCGACCAAGCACTATTCAGCAAGCCAGCGCCGTCGCTGCCAGTCACCACGACGCCGCTACTGCCGCCGCTCGCAGCCCCGCCGCCAAACACCATACCAAGAAGGGGTGCGATGATCTGGCGCTGAATGCCGATGCGAATAAGGTCCGCGATGATCGACTTGGCTACTTCCTTGAAGGCGGAACCAAGCGATTTCGCGTTCATAATGACGTCCAACAGCTTGTCTTCCAGCGTCTGGAGGCCTTTGACCGCTACGTTCTCCATCTGATCATTGATGGATGTGTCGAGCCCCTGAAGCTCACGCATGTAGCGCTGGATCGGGCTTTGATAATCGCGATCAAGTTGGCGCTGGTCGGCGGCCTTATGTTCGTCCAGCTTGCGCAGATCGACCTGCGCGGCAGCGTAGCGCTGATCATTGGGCTTGATCGCCTCCAACGCGGCGCGGCGCTGCTGATAGGCGATGTCCAGCAACTGCTGCTCGATCTCCCGGCGTTTTTCGCGCGTGCCGGTGAGGTTGAGCTGCTTCTGCAACAGCTCTGCCTCGTTGGACTGGATCGCCTCCGCCACTTCCAGCGCCTGGCGATCGATCTCTTCCTTCCTGCGGCGGTTCAGCAGTTCGCGCTCAAGCCCGGCCTTGATCTCCAGCCGGGCGAGCAATGTGGCCTTCTCGGCCTCGGTATAGTCGTTGCTGGCGGTAATCCGGCGCTTCTGTTCGTCGATCGACGTTTCGAGCGCCTGGCGCTCCAGCTGATAGCGTTCCTCGATCGTGTCGGCCATCTGGCGGCGCAAATTTGCCGCCTCCTGCATCAGGCCGCCCAGATCGCGGTTATAGCCCTCCTGCCGGCGCTCTTCCTGCTCGCGCTTCCGCTGGGCAGCATTCGCCGCCTGCTCGGCCTTGCGCGCCGCTTCCTCGGGCGAGCCGGAACCGGTCCAGGCGAAGTGGAAATGATCGTCATGGTCCCCTGGCTTGCTGGCCGATCGACCGGGACCGAATATCTGCTTGGTGCCGCCCGCATTGCGGCGGATCATGACGCCCGCATCCTCCAGCATCTTCTCGACCTCGGCCGTCGAATACTGGCCCATGCCCCCGGCCGGGACGAAATCGATGGCGCGCGCGGCATAATGGTCGCTGCCCTTGACATGCTTGCCGCCCGTCGTGGCCGTGATCCTGGCGCCGGGAAACAATGTCTTGAGCAGCGCGGTCATGTCGCCGACATTCGCGGCGGCGCTCGTGCTGCCCGTGCCGGTGCTCGTGCGCTTATCGGCTTGCGCCTTTTTTAGTTCGGCCTCTTCCGCGCGGTTGAGTTCAGCCAGACGCTGGCGGAGCTTCTCGACGTCCGTGATCGTGTCCTTGGCACGTTGGCGAAGAGCATCGAAGCCTGTCTTGATCCGTACCGTCGGGTCGGTATCGAGTTTCGCCAGCGCACCCGCGACGTTCCCGACCGCGTCCTGATATCCTTTTTCAAGCGTCTTGATCGCTGCGTTGTTGGACGCGATCTGACGTTCAAGGTTAGCGGCCACAATGTTCGCACCGGTGACTGCCTCGGGATCGGCTGGATTGTCCGCAGCCTGCTTTGCCTCTTCCAGACGGGCGGCGAGTTTTTGGCGCAGCGCCAGCGCTTCCTGAAGCGCCCCGTTAGCCCGCTTAGCTTCCAGAGCTACTGACTGAAGCGTGATCTCATTCGCCTTTTTCGACTCGGCGATATAGTCGCGCATCGCGGCCGTCACTTCGTTGAGGCTGTGTTTCGTGACGTCGAGCTTGTCCGCCCAGGTCTCATTGGCCTTGCTGCTTTTGGTGGCAGCGTCTTCGCTCTCGAAGAGCTTGGCGATGAACGGCACCAATACGACGGCCGCCGTGCTGAGCGCGATGCCCCATGGCCCGCCCAGGAATGCCGCCACCCGGCTCGTGCCGCCCGACATCAGCTGAAGCGCCTGCGTGATCTGGCCGATCTGCGATGCGAATATCTGCGCGGGGCGTGCGCCCAACGCATACATGGTCGCCATGTCGTTGAACTGCATGCCCAGCTGTTGCATGCCGGCACGCTGCGCGCCGGTCATCTGTGTAAGCTTGCCCTGCGCATTGGTCAGCAGGCCGGCCGCATTTGCGCTCGCCCGCATATATTCGACATATTGCTTGCTGGTGATCGCGCCTTCCTGAAGCGCCTGGCGGGCCAGCGCGGCACCATCCTTGAACTTCATCAATGCGGCCCATGCCGGATCGACCTGCGCTTTCAGACGCTGGATGTCTGCCGAATAGGCTTGAGTTTTGGGCGCCGCCGCGCCCGCGCTATTGCCGGCATCTCCGATCGCGCGGCCCAGCTTGGTGGCGCTGCCCGACGTCGCGTCGAGCGTGCGACCAAGTCCGCGGCTCTTCGCCTCGGCCTGGTCCACGCCCGAATTAAGGCCGCGATCGTCGGTGCGCAGGATCAGGACGGCATCGCCCAGCGTCTCAGCCATCGTTCTGCGCCTCCACCGGCACCAGCCTTATGCCGATGCCCATGGCCCCCATCTGGCCGTGGCTCGCCCTCTTGGCGGGTTGTACCGCCGCGTCGCCTCGCGCGGCCGCCCGCAGCTGTTCGACCAGGGCGCGACTGTCATGCTGCTCATAGGCGCCACCCGCGATCCGGCTGGCCTCGATCCGTTGCAGCTGCTCCTGGGCGTGCAGACGCGGCAGCATCTTCAGATAAGCCCGAACCAACGCCCCAGGCGCTTTATCCAGCCACCATCCGGGATCGCCCCCGAAGAAGCGCTGGAGCCGGGGGATGACCACGCCCCAGTCGACTGGCTCGCCATCTCCAGCCCCATCGCTGTCGCCATCGCTCCCCCCACGCCCAGCTTGTTGCGCAGAAGGAGCCCGGTAAAAACATCCACGATCGCCATGTGATGGGCGCCGCTGAGCTTTGCGAACACGTCGGCCGGCACGTCCACGATCGCGGCGCGCGCGACGGTGGCGTAGAGATTGTCCAGATCGCCCAGCGTTTCGGCATCGTCGCTGCCGCTTTGCACGAGCCGCTCGATGCGCTGGCCCCAGATGGAAAAGCGCTGGCTGGCCAGCACCGACAATTCGTCGGGGCTGAACAGCTCGTAGAGCGCGCCGTCGATCGCGATTGACGGGCGCACTATCAGCGTATCGAGGTTGAGCAGCGGTTGATCCACGGCGCGGCACCTTACGACAGAGGTACTTGGTGCTGGGCGATGAGCCTGCCGAACCGCTCATCAGGCGTCGCGGCGGCCAGATCCTCCAGCGCGTCCCATTCCAGCGCCAGGCCGGCCGGGACACCCTTGCGATAGACTGGCTCGGGGTTGCCCGACTGGTAGCAGCGCGGCACCTCATATTGCGCGACCATCGCCTCATCGTAGGGCGACAGGCCGCGCGCCAGCAGCGCATATTCCTTGACGGAATGGCCATGGCTGAGGCCGAGCTTCTTGTAGCCGGCCGTGCCGACGCCCGCCGCCACCGTGGTCAGCACATTGCTCGACAAGGCCAGCTGATATTGCTCCAGGCTGATGTCCCAAAGGATCAGGCGGAAGGCGAGATTTTCTTCGTCCAGGAACGCCTTGACCGCGCCAGTCGTGCCGGCCGGACGCGCTTTCTGGAACGTGCGGCTATGCGCTACGGTCACGCCTTCGCCGGAATAATTCTTGTCGCCTTGGGTGCCGACCTTGATCCAGGTGCCGGCAGGCTGGGCATTGACGAGCGGGAAGGTGGTTCCGACCGGCGCGAGCCAGAGCGTAACGGGCGCCGCCACGATTTCATAAGGCTGCATGTGAACGTCCTTTCATGGGTGTCTGAGCGTAGGAAAAATCGGTGTTGAGCCGCGCCCCGGTCATGAGACGCGCTCCAGCGCGTAGAGCAGCTGGAAGGACTGGAAGACGCGGGGCCAGTTGGTTTCCGGCTCCCGCCCAGACGAATAGCCCCCGGCCGACTGCACCCAATGGACCAGCGTGCCGACAATGACCCGGCGCCGCACCCGTCGAAGCGCCAGGGCGATGTCCGCCATCAGCATCCCGGCTTCGCCAGGCGAACCGCCATAAGCGAACACATCGACCCGCTGCGTGTCATGCTCCACGAAACTGTCGCCGTTCATGGCCACGCCGCCGGATGGGCGCACCACCAGCGCCTGACGCGGCATCGATCCCGCTTCGCTGGCCGGCAGTTCGCCGCCAAAGCCGCGATCCTGCACGCGGTCCGACACGGCAATATCGTCCAGGAGGATCGCCACCAGGGCGCCGATCGGATCAACCGACATCGCCGCCCCCTTCGCCGCCTTGTGGGGCGGATTTTTCGTAGGCCGATCGGATATTGGCCCCTAGGCGCGGATAGATCGCGTCGGCCGCCGGCCGCAAATAGGGTTGCGCCCGGATGGTGACCTTGGACACGAAGCGGACGCCCCCGCCCGGCTGGGGGATCGCCAGCGCCTTGGCGTTCTTCGGCTCGATCACGCCGCCCAGTTCGTGCATCAGCGCATAGCGCACGTCATGGACGCCCCATACCCCGCGCACGCCACCCTCAATTGCCCTGGCATAATCGACGATGTCGATTCCGCCCTCCAGCACGCCGGTTCGGTTCTGCCATGTGTGATTGTCCTTCGCGTGCTGGACGCTTCCGGCCATCGTCCGGTTGACGCCCGCGATCTGCGCCTGGCGCATCCGCTCGGTCAGCGCCGCGCCGTTCCATTCAAGCGACTTTTCGGCCATCAGCTGATCCTCTTCAGGGCAGCTTCCAGATGGGTGTGCTTGAACTGCACCGGACCTTCGACGCGGAACCGGTCATGAAACAGCACGCTGCCGGCGCGATCGGTAATGGACGCGATCTCATCATTCTCGTTGATGTCGGCGCCCAGGGCGAACAGGGCGCGCGCATCTTCGATCATCGCCGTCTTCTGGCCATCGACCACTTCCCGGCTGTTGTTCGACCAGGCGAAGCATGGCAGCACGCCGATCGGCGCGAACTGGGCCGCGACAGGGTTGTTCCAGCCATCCTTGCCGGTGGCCTGGTTGCGCTCGACATGCGCGCGCATGGTGAGGCGGCCACCGATCATTCGGCCGCCTCCACGTAGATGGCGCGAACAGCCGAATGGTCCAAAGCCATGCCAATCACGCTGCGCAACTCACGTTGCAAAACATCATGCAACGTGACGACATCATCATAACTCAGATCATCGCGCAGTAGATCGGCCAACCCGAGCGCGCCAGCAACATCGTTGGACCACACGTCCATCTGATCCCGGTGACAGATGCGATCGGCGGCGGCGGATGGAAGCAGGGTCAGTGTCGATGTCATGCCTCGATCACCTCTGCTCGTTCTTCGCAGACCTCCGCATTTTCTTGGCCGCTCACCTTCACGAAAAAATGAGAATTGTAAGCATATGGAGTGGGCTGACCTTCCAGATGCAGGAACGTGACAGTCCCTTCCATCCATTCGTCACATTGGCGCGTTTCCAAGGAAGAGACTTTCCAGATCGTGCCCTTCGTCGGAGCAAGAGCAACGATGATGCTCGGGCACTCACTTTCTGCCCGCGGAACGGAAAGGGGGTTCCAGTCCGCATTGTGAATGCACATGGCGAGGTCACCGGCTTGCCAATCCATGCTCATGCCATCACCATCCCGCGCCGCTGGCCCAGCGCGGCGAAGATCGCTTCGCGGTCGGCCACCGGATCGCCCGAAAGCGTGAATTGATAGTCGCCCGCCCGCTCGCTCTTGAGGCCGCCGCGATAGGAGAGGTCCAACTGCATCAGCTTGATGAGCGCTTCGTCGCGCGCGGCCTGCTCGCCGATCGGCGTGTAGG